CTGTAAACTTTATAGTGGGATGGGGTGGAGGCCGATTGGCGAACTCCCGATGCCAGGTAAAGGTTGCCGTTGCTACGATCGTTGCCGTTGCTACATCGAGTACCAGTAACGGGTAAAACTTTAACATAGGTTGTTGAGTCAACCGCACAATATCTTTTTCGAGGATTAAATCATGGCTACTAACGCTGGACCCGTATACGGCAAGCAGTACATCCGCTACGCTGAGACCTGGGAAGCCGCCGTTGACACCCAAGGTGGTGTTGTAGGCGTTGTGGAAGTGGGCGAACTCCGCGCCGTTTCCTATGCCACCTTTGCCGGCCCTAACATCGCCGCCGCTGGCGATGCTTTTACTGTCGCCCCCACCACCATCGTAGGTGTGAACCAGGCTTACATGCCTTCCGCCCTGGCTCAGCCTTACACCGCCCGTCAGCTGACTGTGGCTACCTCCGGTCTGCTGCTGATCGAAGTTGACCCCGCTTCTGCCGCTATCGCCCTGGCCACCCCCCTGCAGATCAACCTGCTGGGTCAAGCCGTCGCCGCCGGCACAGCTGTGACCATCGACGGTACAACCCCCCTGATCCGTGAGAACGTGACCATCGGCGGCCGTCGTCTTGTTCTGGTTTCCTTCGCCTGATAATTAACTTGGGCTGGGCGCCCGTAGTCGTTAGGCAGATAGCCTGGAAAGACGCGGGATAAGTCCCAGCCTGTGTGCACACATTTGAAGACTTTTAATTTCGGAGACTCCCTCCCATGATGAACCTCCAGCAAACCTATGCTGGTGTAGACCCGATTCTGACTACACTGGCCCAAGGTTTCATGTTGCCGGCGACAAATATCGCCAACTTTATTGCCCCCGTTGTAGACACCCCGACTCGTGCTGGCCGCATTCTGCGCTTCGGCAAAGAGCAGTTCGCCATCAACGACTTCCGCCGCGCTTACGGCACCAACATTCCTTACGTGCAATCACGTTATGATTCGGAGCCTTATGCTCTGGAGCAGGAAGTTGTGGCTTGGGAACTCCCCGAGGAAGTCATTGAGAACGCTGGCGAAGGCCCCGCTCAGGTTGACCTGCGTGCGATTGAAACTCGCAACGCCATGAGCCGCCTGATGAACGCCTATGAGTACACCGTGTCACAGGCTGTGACCGTGTCAGGTACCTACAACCCTTACGAGCCCAACACTGGTGCTGGTACACAAGATGGACTCGGCTTTGTAAGCTGGACCACCTTCAACGCTGCCTACACCACCGCTGCTGGCCCCTCGGCTTGGTCTTCACTGACCTCCAACCCGATCGAAGACGTGCTGACCCTGAAGCGTTCAGTCGCTAACCAGATCGGTATCCGTCCTAACTCGATGGTTGTCGGCACCGCCGTGTTCGACCAACTGCTGACCAACCAGGCGATCCTTGAGCGTATCAAGTACACCACCGCCGACAGCATCGACACCGACATGCTGGCCCGTTACTTCGGTCTCGAGCGCGGTCTGCGCGTGGCTGAGGGTCGTTATCTGGCCACCGACGGTAGCCTGCAGCCTGTGTTCCCTGAGAACGGCATCCTGCTGTTCTACAGCCCGAACGGCCCTTCAGACTCCGTGATGCCTGCTGGTGGCGCTAACGCTGCTACCCCCGCCTTCGCTTACACCTACCAGCTGACCGGCACCCCCGCCGTTCGTCCTGAGTACTACATCCGTGAGCGTCGCGTTGTTCGCGCTGAGATCACTGTTGAGCGTGTGGTTAACCTGGTGGGCCTCGGCGCCACCGGTCTTATCGGTTCTGGCGCGATGATCACCGACATTCTGTCCTGATCGGACACTAAGGAGGTGTTATCATGGCTATTCTTCGCCCCATTACAAAAGCGCAGTACGAAGTAAGCTTCACTGCGATCGGTGGACCGACTTTCACAGCGGTGTTCACTCAATTTAGCGGAATCAACGATTCCTCAGATAGCAGCACCTACGCTAACGGTACCGGCAACCGCCTGTACCACGTTGTTGGTCCCCGGACTGCGGATAACGTCACTCTGACGGCTCCGTATGATCCGACGATCTTCAAATCTCTCGAACAGTTCTGGCTGGATTACAACTGTAATCCCATCACGGTTACTGTTACTCCTCGCGATTGCTCCGGCCAGGGTTCTGCTCCTGCCGGCGGTCAATACGTTTGCTACGAGTGCCAGTTTGTGTCAATCACAACGGCCGACGTTGATCGCGAAAGCGGCGACGTGCAGACGATAGAAGTCGAGTTTACTGTAAACTATTGGGAGAGAACATAAGGCGTCAACTCTTTGGAGTTTACCTCTTTTACTCTTTCACTATAATACCCTCAGGTTCGCCCCTGGGGGCTTTTTTATGATCACTTACACCGCCACTAACACCAAAACCGGTCAGCTCTACATTGGTTCCGCCAAAAACTACTGCCACTTTATGAATCGTAAAGGTAATCACCACATTGGCAAGCCTTACAATCAGTTCCGCAAAGATCTGCAAACCGACCCCCTGGCATTCGAGTGGGATTACTCCGAAGATGAGCTTGAGACTCGAGACTTTGAGGAATCCCTTTTGGCTTTACATGTCGGGTCCAAGTGGTGCTACAATGAGTGCACTAACCCTTACGGGTTTGACAGTGCCGTGGCAAAGAGAGCAAACGCTGCGATCAAGGACCGCTCACGCAGCGAAGAAACTCGCCGCAAAATAGGTGAGGGCAACCGCAACCCCTCTTCGGAAAAGCGAGAGGCCTTGAGTCAATCCCTCAAAACAACAAACTCCAAAAAGACCCCCTGCCCCCAATGCGGCATGCTGATGAACGTCGGCAACCTTACCAAACACCTCAAAGGCACCCGCTGCAAAGGCACTTTGTAAGTAGGGTAAAACCAGGTAACGTAGGGATTCATCGGTCGTATGAAAACGACATTTTCAAGTGGGGTGATCGTCACAAGCCAATGGCTGAACGGCGCCCAACAGATATATTTTGACGGTCAGGATATTGACTGGCATTACGCCCCCCTCGGCCTCAATTCGCTCGTCAGGACTGGCCCCAACGGTTTGGACTCGGCGTACATCACTCTAACTACGGATCAGCCGGAACTAACTTCGGCAGGTCTCTACATTAGTGGCACACCGATCAGCGGCAATAAGGTCGTCACGGGGGTGTGGAATTTTGGGTATGACCCCTTACAAGTGGGCAATCCTGCGAACATTCGAGAAAATGCTCCCAAGAGTTATACAACTAACGACAAGTACAACTACGCCGGCGGTTTCCCCTCCCCGACAGTTCCTCAGAAATTCAACTCTCTTGCCGGAGCTGACATCGTAACGAAAGAGGTGCTGGAGCAGTGGGTAGGGTACTTATTCGAAACCCTGGAAATTGACAACGGTGTTTATGCATCTGCAAGTAGCCCTGCCTGCACTAACTACAGTGTGGGGGCAGGTAACTCCGTCACAATCTGCCCCCTCTGATAAGGTCATAAAATGGCAAGGTTTGCACCGTTACCGCCGATTAACATTGACCCCCGCAATGAGGCGGCGATTGTACAAGCCGCTTCGCAAAAGGTCTATCAAGCTTCCAACCAAACCCTAAACGATTTCAGCGCGGGTAACCCCCTTGCGGCTTTACTTGAGGGGCAGGCTTTCGCACAGGGTGAGTTCCTGTTTTGGGCCAACCAACTTCCGCAGTCGATACTGATTGAGTGGCTCGGTCCTTTCCTTGGCGCAATGAGGCGCTTAGGTACGGCTTCAGTTGCCCGTTTGTTAATTACTGTACCCCCGTCGGACACGGTGACGGTCATTCCGGCCGGCACGGCTTTTACGAGTGACGCGAACTTAACCGGGGGCGAAACTTTCACTTTCGTAACAGATCAAGAAATATCCGTACCTCCTGGAGAATCCTCCGTCTTTGCCACGGTGGCATCGCAGTACGTCGGTAGCGTTTATAACGCACCCGCTAACTCGATCACGGGAACTTCCGCGATTAACGTTAACGGTTTAGTCGCGACTAACCCCCAGCCAGCCGTAGGAGGGAGCGACGTTGAGACCTACGAGGAAGTTCAAGAGCGTTTCTTTACGCTGATTCGTCGCCCTAACCCGGTCAGCGCACAGGACTGGGAGGACTTTTTCACAGACTTCTATGGTGTGGGCACCCTAACTTCGGTGCAACCTAATCGCCCCAACCAAGGCACCTACAACTACCTGACAGACTACTTGCGTCCGAATGGTCAAGTTTCTTTTTTCGTACTTGGACCGGGCGGAGTTGAACTGAACCAGACACAACTAGAGAGGGGTCAAAACGTCGTTAACTACTCAGTTCCGGTTGAGAACCAAGGGCACCTGTATCCGCTCACTTTGAGTCAGGTTCAATATAACATCACACTTGAAATCGATGCGAATGGGCAGTGGGGTGGTAATTTTAAAGACACATCACTGAACTTTCGTGACCGCTTGTTCGAGGTTTTACAACCCGGCAACGTCTTTCCGGCTACGGTCAACCCTACAGTAAGCGACGTTGACGCAGCGTTTTACAGCACGTTTGACCCGTCCACCCGTTACTCCGACCCTCACATCGAAGTTAGCGCGGCTTACAATACTCCGCCCCTTCTTGAGCCTTCGGCAGCAACTTACACGCAGGTTTATACTTTTAACCCCCAAGGGGACTTACTCAGCCTCAACGACTTAGTTGTCACAACTTTGCCCATTCAGGTTTTCTACCCCGTACTAGCCTCTTTCACCCCGTACTCTATTTTCAAGAAAGACCAAACTATCTACGGTAATTTGCAACTGCAGCAGATTCAGTTTCTTGTCTCCGGGGAATTCCTTAAAGGTCAAGTTTGTTATTGGGACCCCTCCGTTGGGGGGGATGGTGAATTACACGTCATACTTGAGAACCAAACCATCGGGTCTCAGTTGGATATAGCGGGGTTAATTGCCAAGGGAAAAATATCCGGCGCCACTTTATACAGCCCGTGGGTGGTTGGCAACACTTACCAGGAAACAACGGGTGGAGGAGTTTACGCTCCACAAATTATTCAATACGATTACGCAGTCGGTGAGTTCGTGCCCGACCCGACCTCCCTTATCCCGCTTAACAAGAGGCCGGGGGCATTCACTTGGGTTGTTTCAAATAACTTCACACTGCAACCCGCAACAAACGACATTACAGGCGCTCAATCCTCCTTCCAACTGGGCGCTCCCGTCACTCCTCAACAACTCTCGGTTGGTACGACTTATGCCGCCGGCACCTGGGTGTTCACTCCCCAGGTTGGTTCGGGCCCTACCCCCGTGGCAGACCCTTACTACAACTATGTAGACCCGCGCCTAGGAGTTGTTAATAAGTACGCATACGTCGTTAGCTCCTTCACATACGACCCGAGTGATCTGACGGTTAGTGTGTACTTCGATCAATTGGTCGAGCAAAACATCGTAACGGAGGTCGTAGTTCAAAACGCCGATGAGGGTTTATCGATTTCCAAGTATAAGCCTCGCTTCCCTGCGGGTACCTATCTGGAGTACCGCTCCGACTCGGAAGCCCCGTCCGAGTATTTTATCGCTGCGACCTACTTCACGCCCGATAGCACTAACGCGCAAGACCTTGTTAACCAAGGTGTAATATTCCCCCTGTACATTAGTTCCGTACAATACGCGAATCTGGTGGCTGACCTCGCTGCGGGTGTTGTCACTTCGCCTACTCGCATGTTCCGGTTCTTCCGGGGAGATAGGACCTTTTTCCGTCAAGGTTCTCAGGTCATATCGTACACTGCTACAACAAATGTTCACCCTTTATTCGAGTTTTACATATACAAAGAAAACGGGGTTTTTGTTGAAACAGCGCGTTACCTGCCCAGTCAATTTGAGTCCCAACTGTATATCCCCTACTTCGATCCCGCCTACGTGACTTACTCGGAGGATACGGTTTTATCTGAAGACGGAAGAAACCTCTACAGAGTCATGAGAGCTTTCACTCCGGACTCAACTGTTACAAACTGGTCTAACACCACGGTAGTTAATACCGCACGTATTGAAGAGTTTGAAGGGAACCTCCTAAGGTACGTTGACGAATACTCTTGTGAGGAAGATATTCTGTCCCAACTTGGGAGGGATATTTCAGCGATTAAACTGGGTATTGCTCAAGTAACCTTGGTCCCTAAAAACAAGGGTAGGTTCTCTAACAGTCAAGAAAGGGTTACTTATGTGTGGGAAAACACAGCCACTCTCGCGGAGACTCCTCAACTTTCTTGGTACTCTGGCACACAATATCCTTACAGCCCCCCTAACTACCGAAGCGGTACCCTGAAGCTATGAGTCAGCAACTCGTCCCGATTGATGGTGGAGTACAAGAAGTTGTAACCACAACGAACCCGAACCGCTTAAACGTTCTGTCTCAACAGTACATAACGGCTAAAAAACTTGAAAACCGCCCCACTGAGTGGGTTCCGTTTGGTCGGCCAATCTACAGGAGATTGCCCGCGACAAGTGAGACATATCAAATAGATTTTTTCAATATTGTACCTGCGGCGAACAGCGCCGTCGCTGCTGAAGTACAGCGCATTGGGTACACCTTTGTGCCATGGGGCGAAGGGATTAATGGCGAGAACTCCATGTTTGTGTCCGCTTCGGACTCAAAACAAGACCTGTTAATTAAGGGTGGCACCATTGTGTGGGAGTACGGCAACACGAAGGTTCTCCCCACGATTATCAACTTGCCCACCGTGGACGTTGAGCGATCGAAGTACGACCTTGCTTATCAGCTGGTCTATGATGACTCCCCCGTTGCAAAATTGTACGAAGTGCAGGATTTTGCCCTTACGGGTTTACCTTTAAATATAACCTCCAGCACCGACTCCACCGTCGGTTGGCGTTACCCAGCCGTCAACGCCTTCCTTAACACTTCCACGCTGATGTGGGCAAATAAAGACACGTACTTGCCCAATTACGCTCAGCCCGCACAAAGTTACTTACAGTGGGAAAGCGAGTTGGCCATGGCTTACTCGACTGTGACCCTCAGGTGTCCCCCCGGTACGGCGTATACGGGCACCGCTTCTTTAAGTTACTACGACGGAACGGCTCTCACACTCATAGAAACCGTTGAGATCAAATCAGATACGGCGGGCCAATTTTTCGAGTTTACAGTTGGCCCTCGGTTTCAAACTGGTTGGCAAGTGGAGTTTAGCTCCCTCGACATATCAATTCAATCGGTTACCGTAAGTGGCGTCATCACGCTGCTTGAGAGACAGGCAGCGGCTTCGGCTCGGGCCACCCTGGTTATGTATCCTTCGGGAACTTTACCGAAGACGGTAATGAATTCTCAAGGTGATAAAATACCCGCGACCTACTGTCCCTTGGCAATAGTTGATATTGGCCTCGACTATGCTGTGGAGAACATTGAAGACACAAGGTACGTCATTCACAGAGACTACACTCCCGTAGCGGACTGGTTGACAAAACCGTTCGACGAAACACTTATTAACCTTTATGAGCAAGTGTCAGACTACTCTACCTTGTGGCTGGCTCCCACAACCGCTTTGAAGCAAGAGTACTTGAGTTTGGAACAAAGCCAAATTACAGTAGAGGCATAAAATGACCCAGTATAACCCCACTTTTAACCCTTCTGAGTTCGAGCTGCGCGACTCCACCAACCCTTACCTAACCCCCGCTCAAGCTGAGAAAGTCTTAGAGACAGAAGGTCGGGTAGAGGGGAACCTTGACTTTGTAGCCCAATCCCTAGGGTGGTCAGGGCCCAACTATTGGGGTAGCCTAGCAACCACGGTTTCCGAGAAAAGGCAACTCTTATCGGGAACTTACGGTGTCTATAACAGTTTCGTCATACCCCGTATTTACGAGATACGAAACTGGAGCAACTCCTTAGTTGTCGATAGATTGCAATTTATTGAAGCGGGGCGGCAAACCTACGTTGAGCGCATTATTCTGGGTGACGATGTTTACAGGCTCAGGGGAGTGTCAGTTGAGGGTGACAAGTACGTTATTTTCTTGGGTGAGTTACCACAGAGTTTCTACGACCAAGTAGCAGCAAATGTGCCTCTTCGAGTCGACATCCCTACTTACCGCCCTGCCCCTTTCCGCAGGGAATCGGTTGGCGTTTCTGGCGATGCCTCGTTCATTTGTTCTGCCGAAGGCTCTTCCCTCGTGCTTCACCCGGA